CTCTCGCGTAACCTGAGTACTCTAAGTTTTGATATGTATATGTTATGAGTGAAAACATAACTGCTACTATTGTTATTACGTAAAACTTCATGCTTCTTTATCTATGTCCCATTTTACCATGTTTGGTTTTGGTTTATTCTGCCAAAACTTCCATGACTTTTGTTCTTCTCTCCACTTGTATAACCATGGAGCGTTGTCTCTTTCCGCATCTTTAAATACGGCATTTGTAAATAATACTGGTAATAATACTGCAAAGTGTACAATTATACTTGTTACTGTATCGTATCCTAGCCAACCCATATAATAAGTTGCTACGAAACCAAAGTATACACTCCACATTGTAAATAATACCAATGTAAAATATGCTTGTAGACTTGGGTCGGGGATATACTTCAATGGATTATATCTATTATCCATCACTAATCTCCAACACTCAACTACCCACATAATAATTCTTCTGTGTAATGCTGGTTTATTCATTTAAATAACTCATTTCTCCTTCTTTTACCACCTCTATTTTTTCAAGAAGTGGGTGTGTCCAACCATGAGATACTATATATGTATTTAAATTTTCTTCTTTTAATAGTATCTCTACCAATCTTTCTTTACCAAGTTCATCAAGAACATTGGTAACTTCATCTAAAAATAAAATGTTGATTTGAGACTTGGATATACTACTCATTAACTTACGAATAGCAAGTAGCGTAGCAGTATTTACTCTAGCTAACTCACCTGCACTCAATGCTAATATATCAACTGATTTTGCATTGTCTTCAATTACAACATTTAATTTATCATTTAAAACTACAAACTCCAAACTAAATCTACCGTCACTTAGTTCTGCTAGATATTCATTTGTAAGTTCTTCTAAGTCTTTGACTAGATTCTCTATTTTATAAGCAAGTAGTCCATTTGTACTAAATGCTTTTTTCAGTATTTCTATACTGGAGAATTTATCTTGTATCTTATCTAGTTCTTCTGTAAGCTCCTCAAATTCTCTCTCAAAATCTTCTATTTGTTCTTTTATAATACTAATACGAGTATTATTCCTTTCTACTGTATTATTAAAGTCGATAGCATGTTTCAATTCTATTTCATACTCATCTTTTTCATCTTGCAACTCTTCTATTCTTTGTTTTATATCAGTTGCATTAGGAATATCACTTGTTAAGTTTTGGTCAATACTTCTGTAAAGTTCTTCCCACTCTCGTATTCCTTCCTTAGCTTCTTCGTGTATGCTATTGCTCTCTTGCGCCTCCTCAAGTTTTTCTTTATCTTTTTTCGAAAATTCCTCACAACCTATTTTCCTCTTTTTATGCTCGACTATTTGACCTTTTATGAATTCGACATCAATATCTTCTCCACAAGTAGGACATACATGGTCTTCAGTTTCTAATAAATTTTGATACTTATCAAGCATGGTTTGTTCATGCATCATTTCTGATTTCCAACTACCAAGACCTCTAAGGTAGGGTGCTGTATCAATTACTTCAGGATATTCACTTAGTAATCTTCTAAATTCATGAATATCAATACTCTGTAACTCTTTTCTATAATGATTGTTTTGATTTATTTTTTTGATATTTTCGGAGATATTTTCAAACTCTATTTGTAATTTACGTAAAGTTTTTCCATCTTCTTCCGAATATTTTGGTAAATCCATTTTTGATAATAGTGTCGTATCTTCCAATTTATTGTCTTTTAACCATTTTTCAATAGTTGCAATTTTCCCATCTACTCGTGAAATCTGCGACCCAACATCTCTAGAGAGTTCTCTAAATAGTTCAAAATAAGATACATACTTATCAAGCTGTAATAAATCAATCAAAAATTTCTTACGGTTTGTGTCTGTAGCCGTAAGAAACTGTAAACTTGCATTGGTATTTTGGTATACGATTTGTGAGAATGTTTTAAAATCAATACCAATTATTTCTTCTACTGTTTTATAGGTATTTGTAGCTGTATGACTTGATATGTCCTCACCGTTTTTAAGTAATTTACATTTGATGCTTGCACGACGCGCAACATCAATATGATACTGGTCATCATTTACGGAAAAGTCAAGACTTATATCATAACCGTTATTTACTTGTCGATTGGCTATGTCAGCTTTCTTAATACCTTTGGAATTTTTATTGAAAAGAACTTCCTCTAAAATGAGAGGTATAGAGGACTTACCAGCACCATTCGTACCGATTAACTGCGTAAGTGTGTTCTTTTGCAAATCTATGACATTATCACTGCCATACGAAAAGCAATTATTCCATGTTAGCTTTTCGAGAGTTATCACTAAATACTCCTATAATTTTTTTAACTTTCTGTTCTTCTAATTCTAATATATACGATAGATATTCTCCTAATTCTTCTTCTATCGTCATCTCTTTGTCCAATATGAGAGTGGCTTCTGTTTTTCTTTTAATTACCTTTTTGTCCAGTAGGTCAGAATTTTTGACCCCGCTCAAGTCTGATACATCACCCTCTACTTCATATATAGTATGGTGCCACTCTGTTTGTACCATATCTTCTGTGCTTGATACTGTTTTTCTTAATAGTTGCGGTAAATCAAACTCATGCCATGTCCAAGACCAATCATCATCTATCAGTAGATAACCTGTCTTTACAATATTTCTATGAAAACTTGTAGTCATAGGACTTCCAGGATATACAATATTTCTTTGAGTATTCTCGTGAGCATGTAAATCTCCTGCAAATACAGTTTTAAACTTATCAAATCTACTTAAGTCTACTTCTGGTGTAACATGAGGAGGTATCTCGCCACGAACATGAGTAAATAAATAATCGACATCATCTATATCTTCTATACTATTCTTTTTATGTAGGTCAGCATAGGGTAATATTGCCCAATCATGAAGATAAAAAGTTTCTGTTATAACTTTTACATGAGGGTTAAGTTCTTCTGTCACTCTTTTTAAATTTGTAAAAAATGTTTTATTCTTTCTAGTTGCTTCATGATTACCATCAAAGATAATTGTCCAACATTTAACATTCTTTACAAAGTCAAAGTAAAGTGTGAGTTCGTCCATTGAGGGGACTCGGTCAAACAAATCCCCACCAATGATATGCAAACTGACATTATTTTTCATAACAACATCTTCTAGTTGTTGGAAAAATAATTTATAGCGGGTACAAGCCCACGGTATAGGAACATTCTTCTGTCCTAACTTTATATGCCAGTCTGCAGTAAATAAAATCATGCTACGAAATCTTCTCCTGGAGTCCATTCACACCCAGTTAACCCACCTGCTTTTAATGCCTGTAAAGTTCTTAGTATTTCGTTTGCATTTCTCCCTGTATTGAGAGCATTAATTGATACATGCTGAATTGTTCCTTCAGGGTCAACTATATAAGTTGCTCTATAAGGCACACCTTCATCACTCACTATTCCAAGCTTTTCTGCTAACACATTATTACAATCTGCTAGTAGAGGGTGAATCGTACCATATAATTCATGGTACTCATCTTGTGTTTTCCAATTCCATTTACAATATTCATTATCAGGACTAATGCCATAAACTTCGTTAGTTTCAGACATTAAGTTATCCATACCTACTATTTCTGTAGGACAAATAAATGTAAAATCTTTGGGATAAAAGTAAATTACTGACCAATCCTTAAGTTGCCAACTCTTCACGGTAATGAAGTCGTGATCTGCATCAGACCAATCTGGATTGAGATTAGCCATATTACCACTTACTCCTGTGAGTTCGAACTCAGGAAACTTTTCTCCTACACCAATCATTATATATCAAACTCGTCATTGATACTTTCATCTGCGTCAGAGTTTGAAGAACCAGCTCTAATTCTGTCTAGTAATTCTTTCTGTGCATCTGGAGTAGGTCTTGGTAGCACTTCGTCCATTGACCTTAACTCAGATATGAGTTCTTGCTCTTCATCTGTTAACGGTCTTGGTTTGCATTTAAGAGGTTGTAGTTGATACTCAACATTATAAGCCATTGGACCTGTCTTCAATCTTTTGAAGTAAACGTCCCACCCTGTTTCAGGGTCAGCTGGGTCTCCTAAATCTTCTGCTGCCAAAATAATTTGTTCAAGTAATTTCTTCTTGAGGTTTAGTACTTTTACTTCGCCACCGTGTATACATTGTATAGCGTAAGACCAAGTACATTTCATATCTGGGTAATATTCTCTTACCCAATCTTTTTCCATATTAGTAAATGTTTCTTTTTCTCTATCAAAAGATAAACACTCAAACGGAACATTCTTATCGTTTTCGCCTTTTAGCCAGTAGACATATCTTGCGCATACATCTCCAACCATTCTGACTTTGTTGTCGCCTTCTACATAAGTGTAGCTTTGGACTTTTCCTTTTTGGGCTGTGCCCTTTAATTTATTAAATGTTAATGCCATTTTAATTCCTTATTATCTGTGATTTCTTCAAATAA